TCTTAAAGGTAAATACAGTTTATCTAATACAGATATAGCGAAGATTTGTAGTGTCAGTATTCACACAGTCAACGAATGGTTTAGAAGCCCCAAAGAGTTTAAAAACGTGGCAATTTCTGAACCATTGTTAGAACTGTTAACAATCAAACTAGCGATGCGAGATGCTAATAAAGAATAAGCACCATAGAGCCACCTCGAATATCAAATCGAGTACACGTTTTTGAGGTGGTTCTTTAGTGTTAATTCCGACACTAAAACAAAAATCCTGAGGAGGATATTATGAAAAATGAAGAAGATGCAAATCAGTGCTTTGCGAAAAATGACAATCTAGCATTCAATCTTATGACTGATGCAATGAATCAATATGCTAACAAGTGCGAGTTTGATGAGGATAAAGGCATGATGGATCCATTACAGGGAACCTATTTCCTTATCAATAATCTAGCAACGGCTTTGTTTTATAAGTCTGAAGGTCATATGGATTTATGCGAAGACATCATATTAGAAGCGGTTGAAGATGCTTTCGAAACAGTAGAGAATACCCGCCAGAAAACTAAAAAGCTGGAGGTGGTGAAATGAATAGACAAGAGAGAGAGCATCTTGCGGGATATCTCAGCGAACGCATGGGAGGTGAAACGTTTAACCCTGACAATATTAAAACTTTGGGTAACTGGGTCTTGATTAAGGAAAAAAACTGGGATGGAGATTGGGAATGCAATGCCTATGACGCAACTCAAGGTATCTCTTGGGAATGTTGGGACGAAATACCTATAAATCAAAGTCCATTTGGAACTAAAGATCAAACCATTATAGATAAGGCGCTGAATGATATAAACAAACGATATTGTAAATACTTAGAGGAGATGAACCTTAGAGAAGAAACAATAGATTTTCCTTATGATGGGAAAAACCTAAAAGACAAAGAGTTTTGTTTGTATGCAATATCAGGGGACTGTTCTGCGGGTGAACTTAGTCATAAAGCTGAGGTAATACCTTTTAACAATAAATATTTTGATCTTGTTAGTAAGTTTTTGACTATTGCTATGAAAAAAGAGATGCAATTATTGAAAATGGTAGCCAGTAAAAAACAACTTAAGCCTATACATCATAAAACTATCAAGGCTTTTTGGAGTGCTTTTGAAACCTTAAAAGAAGTAGGAATTTTTGACCATAAGTACCACGCAAGATCAAAATGGGTTATTGATTATACTTGTGATGTTTTATCAAATGGCGATCCAAAGACTTATTGGATTAATTACCTTAATGAAAACAATAATTAAGGAGATGCAGATATGAGCAAAACAATTCTTATTACAGAAACAAGACTCGAAACGGTCAATTACTTTTATGAATTTGAAGGAACCATTGATCAAGCGAAAGAATGGTTTGGAGAAAATGGTCATTACGATGAGACAAGTATTGATTGTGATGCTAAAAGTTCAGACATAGTTGCCGTTGAATATGAGGAGGTTCAGTTATGAGCGAACCTAGACACGCGATGGTTTTCAAATGCGCGAAAACTGATAAATGGTTTTTAGAAATAAATCACGAGCCGTATATATGGGTTCCAAAAAAAAGTGGAGGATATTCTATCAAAGCTGATGATTCAATGAGGTACAGAGGCATTCATACTCAAACAGTTGGCTCATTTGATTCAGCAGAAGAAGCGCAAGAATTTGGGTATTCTAATTTTCAAAACACTGGATATGAAATACCGATAATTTGGCAGTTGGAATTTATCATAGCGGAAGACGCTATTGATCCAAAAGATGCGGAGTATTCAAGATAGCTATAGTGTTAACAATGTCAATAGATGGCGGTGATATTACTTTCTCAGTATTGAACCGTCATCTAACGACAAAAAAGCAACGAGAAGTATTCGATCAATATTATGTCGAGCACGAGTTTTTATATCAAATAAAACGATCATGCGCGACAAAAGCTGCGAGACTTTACTTTTTTGAAACGAGCGACAAGATTGCTGAGTGCTGTAGATGGTTTGAAGATCAAGCTATTTATAGTTCTGGGCGATCCTGAGGAGGGTTAAGGGGGCATCAGCCCCCTATCGCCCAGAAACTACATGATATCAAAGTGATTTGAGCCTATCAATTTTATAATGACAAACAATTTCAACATCATCCGAATCCCGTCTAGTCTTTCCAGTTCTACCACCCACTTCAAAAGAATCAGGTGACTCATTAAAGTCTATGTATTTAATGCAATCATCAAACTTGACAACAAAAAAACTTGGTACAAGTAACTCTCTTGACAACGATCTTGCCGTCAATCTTTTCATTGCCGAAACAATAATAGTTTTATATGTGTCACTCCTAAAATTTCTCACTCTTATTTCGCTCATTGCTTTTAATTTATTATCTCTTATTAAAGCAAAATCTAATCTATACTGGATCGGCAGTTTTATATATTTACAGTGCCATCTGTCGGCTACTTTTTCTATGATTGAATTTTCTCTTTGTAGGTCTTCTTTTGTCTCGAACATTTGTCTGGACATTTCTAGCTCTCCAAAGTCGGAGAATCGTGTACCTGACAAACTCTTTTAGGTGAGGAACTTCATCACCTTCTGGTAGCAAATCGAGCGCACGTTTTCTTTCTTCTCTTGAGTTCAAATCCATGATTCTATTTACCAAAAAATACTGGAGCATACCCTTAGCTAAAGGGTGAAATTGTTTATCTAAATGCTTATCTAAATACCCTACGATATCTGGGTAAAATATACGGTCAGCCGCTTGTTCAACAATCTTTCTCAATTCAGCTGGCTTCACTGATAACTTCTCTCATTATCAGCATGGCTTCATTAATACCTACTGTAAATGTTTCGTTATCTCTCCTGATAAAATCCCCTACTACAAATAAAGGGAATACAAACTTAATTGGTTGACGGTCAAATCTATATACAAGGAGGGGAATATATTTTTTTCCCGCAGATTTTAAAACTTGACTCCACCACTCGTCTTTATGCCAATGACCTTTTGCATATCGTTTGCATTCAACACAAAACGGATGCAACAAAATATCTCCATGATCTTTTTCGGCATACTGATCTAAGTTTCTTTTGCAATAACCTAACTCATCTTTGAAAAGATTTACTATCTCCCTTTCAAAAGAATGACCTTTTGTTCTGCTATTTGTCACTCGTATGCTCCTTAATTAACTTTTCTAAATACCATTTTGCTTTTCTTAAATCTTCAACTGGCTTTCCCTTATAAGGATGACGATGAATGTATTTAATAATTGAACCAAATAAATAACTTTTAAACTCATCACCTAACCTATCTTTAATATAATTAATACACTCAATATCACCTTGGTTGTAATGTTTTGGCCTCAATACCAAATCATAAACAAGATCATCACTCGAATTGCTGTCTAGTCCAGCCGAGAAGACTTGACTCTGTTCCGTATCTTTTTTCAAATTCTCTTTTGAATGGGTGTCTGCTGACGTATCTATCATTATTCACTCCTTCTCTGTGGTGTCTGTAACATAATCCTATCGTCTTAAGATGTGCTTCTGGCTTTGTCTTGCCATCAATGTGATGAATTTCTGTAGGTGTATAAACGTCATACTCACGCCAACATACACAACATCCCAGTTCTGTTAACTTAGCCATCCATGCAGTCTCAACTTTAGTCGGACTGCGTGATTTCATCCTCCGTACACTCTCCTTTCAAATCTTAAATCTGCTTGTTTGCTTTGCCATATTTTGAACTCAGCCTCTACAGCCATAACCTCACATCGAGCCGCCTCAAGATTTCCTTTTGCAACACCGAGGTCAATTCGTGCATTGAATACGGATTCTTGTTCATCAGCCCAACGATCTTGAGCGGCATTAGACTTGAGGTTTCTTTGTTCACTCGCAATCACTTTCTGTATGGCGATCTCTCTCTTCAGCGTTGCCTCAGCTGTATGTATTTGTATTTGAGCTTGCCGAACCATCTTTCCAGCCGCTCTTAAATTGTCTGCTAACTTTTCTTGTTTATCGTGCATATTTAATATCAAAATCTATATATTTTTTTACAGACTCTCCTCGACTTTGAACGTACTGAAAACAATCAGTTTTGAATTCAAATCCAACCGATCCTTCAAACTGACCCGCTCTGTTTTTCATAATCCCTATATATATATCCCATTGATTTAAAACGTCAGGATCAGGTTCTTCACCCAACATATCTTGATATTGAATATGTTCGAGTTTCTTTTTATTTTTCCAAACCGAGATACAGCTGTCTGCCAAGTCAGTGATAGATCCACTACCCTTAACATCGTATTTACCCGTTCTTGAATTTTCTGTTTCACCTTTTCGAACATGGGTAACTAAAAATACTGTCACGGGAAAGTTCAGTTTGAACTGCACAAGAGACTCTATAAATTCTTGTTGCGCTCCGTAGTCATCTTGTCGGACTATGTTTGTCAACGAATCTACGACAAATACGTTTATACCGTAACGCCTATATGCGTACTCAAAACACGCTAAGAGTTCTTTGGGTTTAGGTGTAAGCGTATCCACATAAAGCCAAAAGTTAGGTAACAACCACTCAAGCAAAGCATCTCTATATTCTGAAGTAGGATTGAAGACACCCGCTGCTTGCTTCATCATTCGACCCGCTGTCTGACTGGGTATCATTTCAAATGAACCAACTAAAACTTTCTGACCCTGATGAATTGCATTTAAGCAAACTTGTGATAACCACATTGATTTACCATGACCATTAGCACCACTTACCGTAACAAGCTCATGGGTTCTTAAAGTAATGTCTTCCTCATCTAATTTACTCCACCCAAATCCGAAACCATTTTTATCCTTTTCATCGAAATCAAAATACTGGTCAATTTCTTCTTTAAATTCACTGATATTTCTCAGCGTTGGAGGGTCTTTGTAGATTGCTGATTCGATAGCCTGATCGAGCATGAATTTACTTTTTTCATAACCATATTTTTTGACAAGATCATTAATGTCCTTGCAAGGTATTTCAACGCGATAACATTTATCTCCAAGTCGTTTACTTACCTTCCTCCACATATCATCACCCGCTTCATCCATATCAGAACAAATTAGAATGCGGTCAAATCTTTCAAGGTTAGGCATTTCATGTTCAATCCAGTTAAGATTTTGTGCTCCCATCGGCACACTCAAAGCGTTAAAACCTAATTCATTAGCCATAACCTGATCAAACTCGCCCTCTACGATTAATATCCATCGTGCTTTGTCATCAACGGTTAACCAACCAAACAAAATTGGCTTTAATGATTTTTGTGTGAACGGGGATGCCTCACCAGTAATCGGTTTAATTTTAATAAAGGTTAATTGTTTGTCAGATGAATAATATGGAAATACAACTGCCCTATCTAACGCATCAAGTTTTGTTTCGTAAATACCAGAATTACTAAGAACATCATCTGTATTTTTAAATGCTCTACCCTTTAAATATTCATGTATTATTTCTGTGTCTTTAGGAGGCAGAATTGGGGTGTTATATTTTTTACCCCCGATATTTTTAATTTTTTTCTGAACTTTTTCCGTTAGCCCAAACCGTTTTTTTACCCAATTCATCGCCTCAACAATAGAAAGCGATTCTTTAGAACAGATTAGATCAAGAACATCGCCAGTCTCACCAGTAGCAAAATCAACCCACTGTCCTACTTGATCGCCACTTAAAAACACTGACATACTTCTGCCCTTCTCGCCTTGAACTGAGCCAATTTTAAAATTACCTCCTTCAATTCTTCCTTCAGGATAAAACTCCCTTAGTAATGTTGATACATGAGGAGCAAGCCTCATTTTTAGTTCCTTTACGTCCATGTTATTTCACCAAATGTAATGTATTTTTTTTGAACTGATTGCACTGCACATAAACTATTCCTTCACTATCAACGGGCAATCCTCTCCATCCATTGTTTATTGTTAGTAATATGCAGTCTTTAAGTTTGTGCGTTTTACTGATGTGCATCATTGTGTTAATTGTTTTTGTGATCTGTGCTTTTGCTGGAACTTTTGTTTGTTTTTTGTATTTCCACCAAAGAACCCATACATCGAGAGGTATTCCAGAAGGAGGATTTTGTAAAAAAGTTTGAAATAAAGACGGCTTAGGCTTTTCTTTATTAATAGTACTTCTTTTACTAATAGTATTATTAGTACCCTCATCTACCAGATCTGGTTTTTCCTTGATCTGGTTTTTTGGCAAACCGCCAATAGGTTTAACTTCCTCTTGATAAAAATTATTTTTTTCATCGGTTATAACCCAATCCCAACTTTTAACCCGACCACTTGTTCTATTGAGTAATCTTTTAGCATATCCAGCTGCTTCTAATTCTCTTGTGATCTTAGTCACTTTTTCTTTAGTGATCTTAAAGAATTTCGACAGTTGACTATTTGTAATATTCCAATCATTTTTGTGAGATAATAAATACACGAGCACACCTAATGATTCAGGGCTAAGACCGTCTTCTCTAGCAGAACTTGCCGTGTCAGATCCACCCCTCAAAAGTTTGTTTGGGATGACCGTGTAATTTTTTTCTTTGTATGCGGGACGAAAAATCAAACATCTCTCCATGAAAATAACTTGTACAGTAAAATATAAACCATATAGATACTAATATAACATTCGATCAAGTGTAAAGGGTATTTTTGTGACTGTATAGATTTGATTTTATCTTATAGAATGATAAACTACGTGTATGTGTTTACATGGATGTAGCTTATGAGCAACAAAAAATCAGTGTTTCAAACTGCTTACGAAATAGATTTAACTTCATTTTTAAAAGAATCTGACAAACCTACTCACGATGGCAAAACAATAATGTTATTGCCTTGGGCTACAGCCCACAGGTTAATGCAAGATGTTGATCCGAATTATTTTTGGGAGTTTGAAAGAGATTCTGATGGAAATGAATGTCATTACTATAGGAATGGTACAGCTGAAGTCAGAATAAAAATGACTGTCGGCAATAAAACAATACATCGTTCATACCCTGTTCATTCGAACTGGGAATCAATAAAAAATCCTACTGCAACGGAAATACACACCGCTAAACAAAGATGCCGTGTCGCAACAATGGCTGAATTTGGTTTGAATCTTAAGAATTATGAAGAGATTGATATTGTTGAAGATGAAACTGACATTGACAAAGAACCTGTTGTTAAAAAAGAAGAACTTTCTGTGGAGCAACATATTGAAAACATATGGATTGAATCTGGAATAGATGATGCTACTACATATGAGGCCGCGCAGAAAATATATAACAGATTTAAAAGAACACTGGTCAACATAAGCCTCAAAGACCATGAAGAGGATAGGTTTATAAAGTTTATCGCAACAAAAGGTTTCAATAAGCCTGAGTCAAGGGTTGCTTAATGTCTAGTGCTCAACCTTATGCATCGCTAGAGCAAGGCTCTATTGAATGGCGTAAAGCAAGGGCTGGGAAAATTACCGCTACAGAGACATCGGTGATTGAAGGTAAAAATGCTTTTGAAAAACTTGATGATCTAATTAGAAAGAAAGTAAGAGCATTAGCTGAAGCAGAGGATGAGTTTGTTACTAATGCGGCTGTTGAACATGGTTCTAAAATCGAATCAATCGCAAGAGATTATTTTGAAAGCAGAACAGGGAAAAAGGTTTTTGAAACTGGGCTTTTAGTACATGAGAATTACCCTTTCTTGGCTGCATCACCTGATGGATTAGTCGGAACGGATGCGGGTCTTGAAATTAAATGTCCTTACTATGCCAAAGAACCCTATTCTGTGTTTGATAAAGAATATTATGAGATGCAATGCCGAACAATTATGGAAGTCGCTGATTTAGATAAGATGCACTTTCTTTGTTATAAGGTAATTAATCCTGAGGATAATCCTTACACAATACTTGAAGAGATAACCAGAACAGATAATTGGTTAGATGAAAAAGTATCAGCAAAATTATTACCCAATCCTCAGAGTGGATTAATCAAAAGAATTGATCTTTACAAAGCGGTTGCAGAGTTTATCAAAGAAGAGTTTGAAGATCCTGAGCGCAGACAAAAACACTTAGACCCTTTAAAAACATCAAAAGATTATGAGTTTGTAGAGGATGATTCTTTAGCAAAGCTAACAACAATTCAAAAAAGAATTGCGGAAATTAAATTAGACAACGATGACTTATTTTCAGAGTTATCTGATTTAGAA